CAGATCGGTTCCACCGTTGAACTGGTACAGGCCCGTGTCCTGGGCGTAGTAGAACTGGTCGGACAGTTGGCTGATGAAAGCGCACGCGGCGGTGAGGTTCGGCAGATCGGTCATGGTGCCGTCGGCCTCATCGGTGCGGATCATGAAAGGCGTGAAGCTGGCCGATCCGTGGAATACGACCAAGCGCCCATCCCATACCGAGAAGCGCATGCCGGATAGCGCAGACCCGTAGCGCTGCCGCCACACCTCGCGGGTGAAGAACTTTTGGCCTTGGGTCAGCGCCGCCGATCCGCCCAGAATTGTCACCAGACCGTCGTTGCTGGCATACAGGACTGCACCGTCCACCACGGCAATCGACCACTTGGAAACCCCAGCCTGATCGACATTGAGCTTGGTGGTCGTCATCGAGTCTGGCGACACCCCCGACACGAGATGCGGATGCTTGACCGTGGTGATGACCGCACCCGAGCCGTGAACAATGCCGCCCACAATGGTGGCGGGCAACGGCTTCACGTAGTTAGGATTCCAGGCCCATGGCTTGTAGGCCTCGCTGAACCAAAGTTCGTTGCCTTTCCACGCGCACAGGATGCCGTTGGGCAGGCTCATGAGCCCGACCAAGCCAGACGGCGGTGGATAGTAGTAGGTCGAGGCCAGCGCCTCGTTCAGCAACTCGGCCTTGGTCGTGTCCGAGAACTGGAACGTACCCCAGTTGTTGAGCACGGTGATGGTTCCGACGTAGAAGTAGTCTGAGATGGTCGAGCCCGTTGGCGTGCGATACACCCGGATTTCCTTGACGGGCGCGTAGCCGGTCAGCACATCCTTTGTCACCACGACGTTGACGCCCGCAACGGGCGATGTCGTCACCAATGCCGGACTGCTGGGCGGCCCTTCCTCGTTGTAGGTGTTTACAAACGTGTAGACGTAGGCCCGTGTTTCTTTGTCCGACTCCTTGATGGCTGTCACCAGCGTGGCGGTGTACGTGGCTGTATTGGCGTCGTTGGCCATCGACACCGACCACAGACCACCCGTGGAATCGAAGGATGAGTTGTCGCTGTACGTATCGAACAGTTGCGAACTGTCAGCGACCACGGTTGCCGTGATGCGCAGCACGGGAAACGCCTGCGTTGGCGTCGCATCGCTCGACGTGGTGACGTAGGCCGACCCGTTCCATGTGTAAAGCGCTCCGGTGTCGCTGGCCTTGTAAACGACGCCAGCTTCACCAGCCTCTGGGAAGCCGCTTTGGCTCGAATACGACACCTGCCGTGTCATTGCCGGGGGGATGAAGCGGTACTGGCCACCGCCAAGCGCTGTTGGTGTGACGGTCTGTTCCTGATACTTCACGCCCGAGTATTCGTAGTGAAACTTGAATGCCAGGATGTACTTACTGGTGTCCGTCACATCGGGAAGCGTGACGGCAAGCGTCGGCGCTAACGTGGGACGAGGCACGCCGACAAAGTACGAGGAACCGGGGGGCCCGCCAGTGAGTGACGTGCTGATCCGACTCGTCACCTTCATTTCCGCACCGTCGGTGTAATACAGGCGGTTAAAGGTGTCACTCACGAGTGGTGAGCGCACGGCGTCCACGTCCACCGTCCATGTGTAGAAGGTCAGTCCGTCGTCGGTGTAAATCGACTTCGGACTGTTTGACATGGTGCCCACCAGAAAGCCCGCTTTCGTGTTGCGCAGTTCGCCGTAGGCGAAGTCGCAGTTCTGGGCAATGGTGGCCGCGCCCTCTGGCAAGAGCGATTCCGGCACGCGGGGCCGGATGCCTGAGTAAAGATTGATCTTGGACGCGGACATGAGTTTCCCTCAATACGACGGGCAGTTTAAGACCCGCCAAGCGATTCGAGTTCTACCAAGGCGGGGCCATTGACTGGATCGTCGGGCTCACCTGCTCGTTGATCTGGCCGACAATCTGTGCTTTGACCTCATCGACTTCGTTGCCCATTTGCGCTTCGCACCATCCTTGCACGGTTGCCAAGGTCAGATTCGCAAAAGGGATGAAGTTGTTGACATCGACAGGCCCGGCCTTTGTCTCACCATAGGCGTGCGCCATGTGGCCAAGGCCGTCGTTTGCTGTCAGACGCCAGTGCATGCTCTGCACTGCATTGCTGACTGTTTGGTAAGTCGGAAAAACGTCCAGTGACTCAAACTGCCATATGTAGGTTGTCGGCATGGTGCCATCATGTTACTTTTGTTGTGTTAGAGGGGTTTGCCCTTGCGCATCATGACAAAATTGACGATTCGTTGAAACCACTGTTTTGTTCGAGTCACAGGGCATCGTGATGATTGCTTTTGTTCGTAAAACGCCTTCTGACGCGCACGGTAGTCACCACGCGCAAGAATTTTGGAGTATTTGCTGTTGATTTCGCGTGTTTCTTCTCGACTTGGTTGACGAATACAAAACTCAGCAAACTTGCGCTTGGGCACTGGGATCGCTTGTAGCATCGGTGTCCCAGCCTTAATCATGTATGTACCGGGCTTTTTAACCTTCCACTTCAAGTTGAAGTGAAGTTGGTGCTGCAAAGCGTGATCGACGGTCCCGGGTATTGCCTCGAACAGATTCGAGTTCTCATAGAACGGCTTCGTGTACACCATGAAGACGTTGCCAGAAGACTGCACAATAATCTGGGTATTGATCTTGATGTTGATCCAGTCATTGCCTTCCTTTTCGAGCAGCTCTTGGTACTGCACGGGCGGATGCGATACAACGTTGGAGATCAGCTCCTTGTTACCAAATGACACCTTTACAATCGGCGCGCCGTTTTGCTCAAAGTCGAGTTTTAGTTCAAGGTCACAAGGCATTGGGATAACGAACCCGAGGCTCATGGAATCCATCAAACCCGGGCAGATGCGAACAGTTGTAATGCTGCGACCATCTGGGGCAGTCCGCACAGGCGGCATGCCCGTAAACCATGGGTAATCTGCCGCGCTGGCTCTACGAGGAAGGAACTCAGGCGGCAGCGTATCTGCACGGGGGTACAGAAATTCGATCTTGTTCAAGATTGGCCTCCTTGATCGATTGGAGCGGTTGGCCAAACAATCATTTGTGGGTCTTCAGACTGCGAAGTCATATCACGCAAAGCTTGGCGGTATGTCACCCATTGCGCACGAAGCTGCGGTGAGATTGGATAGTCTGCGAGCTGAGTGATGTCAGAGTCCGACAGAAGTTTGTCACGTTTCATCCGTAACGACGCCCAGCGGCCCTGAAGTTCGCCCGGCTTGTAGGGTGTGAACTTGTAGACACGCTGGGGCACCCCGTTTTCGTCGAGCGTGGGAATATCGGGGCCGATGGAGTGGAACATCTGGCGCTCGATAACACGGTTGTCCTCTGGCAGTTCGGCATATCCGATTGCCGCCAGATCGTTTGCCGTCAATGTTTGGGGCAGGCTTACGTTGGTCAGCACCGCCCGTAGCCTATCTTCAGTCACTGGAATGTCAACAGGGGTTCCGTTTAGATCAACCTTTACATACAGCATTTGGAGCACCTTTCTGAATGGGCGTATCAAACATGTAGATGCTTGCGGCGTACATTGGTTTGTAGCATTCGCGCACTCGCATAGCGTGTTCAAAATAGTTTTTGGCACGCACCTCGTTATCTTCAAACCATGGCATGAGGAATCCGGATTGCTTGTTAGTCAGAAGTGCCGCAAGTACCCGGGCGTTCCCTTCCGTGTCGTTGTCCTTGAACAGACGGTAGATGGGTGAGTAAGACATGATGGGTTGATATTTCATGGACGAGATGTCTACGCAGGGAATGCGCAGCGCCGCCGCCATGAGGCCAATCTCAGAATTGCTGGCCGTGTACACGCGTGCTGCCCGCTTAAGCAGGCCAACACCAGACACCGCAGGGTCGATGATACGGTGGTACCCGTAGTTCATCCCCAAAAAGCGCAACGTTTCTGGGCGTGTGATCGGGTGTGGTTTGATAACAAGCTTTGAGTTAGTGAGCATCGCTCGATCCAGCACTTCGCGGTTCACAACGTGGAGCAGGTTCGAGCCGGGGAGAAAAACGATTTCAGCGTCATCAGGCGATTGAGGTTCTTGACCTAGTAGGTACTTGTCGTGAATCTGTACAGCCATTGTGTTCAGCAATTCAAAGTCAGGCTCCATGTCAATCAGAGCGTCTTCCATCAGCATGGCCGACACCTCACCAGACATCGTTTCCAGAATGAGTCCGCCCATCGTGTCAAAGTACACAAACTCTGAGAAGTAGTGGTGTTGAACTGGTGTGACGTCAAAGCTAGCGGGAAGCGGGGCCGTGTTCAGAATGAGTTTTTCGATCTCGATTGCTGACTCGCCGCGGGGGTTTCGCTTGTTATGTCCGATGCGGTCGAAGTCGTTGCAGTTCTTCTCGATCGTGATGGCGTGAATTGGTTTCATTAGGCAGTTGTGTCTCGTTGAGTATTCCAGTAGGTAGTCCAGTAATCGACACCGGATGTGGTGCGTGATGCTCCCCCACTGGCCGTATAAGAAGTCGTCCCGTAGGCCGTGTAAGATGCAGAACCGGACCGCCCGACAGAGCCAGTTGCCCCTGTACTCCAGTAGCTCACGTACCAACCGCCACCGGTCCACCAGTAGGTCATGTACCAGTTCCAAGGCGGCGCTTGCAGTTGAACGCCCGCGCCAGTCTGCCAAGCTGGGTATTGCGCGCCCGCGCCCGTGGTCCAAGAAGCCCAGTAGTAATCGGTCCAATAGGTCGTGTAATAGACGTTCCAAGACGTGGTGTAGGACTCCGTCCAGTAGGTAGTCCAGGAGGTGGTGTAGCTGTACGCAGCCGACGTACCCACGCCCGTGGAGAAGTTCGTCGTCTTCATCCCATGGTAGTGGAGTAGATTACGAACGCTCATCTGGAATCCTTTGAGATCAGCGTGCCGCGCCACGTTGTGCCGCCATCTACAGTTACAAACCCAAGTAGGTCGACACCAGAAGCTGTCAAAGAGGGCACCGTGCCGCTGGCCCACTTGATACCTGACCACCATGTGATCGTGTATGCGCCCGCATTGGTAAGCTCCAGAATGAATGAGCAGGAATTGCCAGGGCCCGGAACATTGCTCACACTGAGTGCTGTAGCTGCACTGATTGTTTTGGTGAAGTAGCTTCCAGTTACAACGTCGATGTTGCCGGCTGAAATAGCAACTTTTGCCTCAAATATCGTTGTCGCCTTTGTTATGCCAATAGAAACTGAGCCGTTCACCTGTAGTTTGTCGTTGCCGTTATCGGTCGTGGTGCCAAGCAGAAAATTGCGCGTCGTGGCGTCAAATCGGGCAGCTTCGCTGGCGCCGATCCAGAACGACAGAGGCATGATCGTTCCGGTGCCAGCAGCAGATGACTGCAATCGAACGCTTGTAGCGTTGACAACAAAAACTCCGAGCGGAGCGTTGGTCGGATCAGAGTTGCCCCAGATGTTGATCTGTGAGTTGACCGATGTTCCATTTGGCAGCAAGCTGATCGCGGTCGAACCGTTGGCAGTGCTGGTCTGAAAATAGACACGACTGGTATAACTGGCGTTGCTAAAGTCGCCAAGAATTTTGGTGCCAGAGGCGAGAGTCAGGTTGCCGGCTAACGTACCACCAGCCAAAGGTAGGTATGTCGATGTAGCGGAGACTTCGGTCAGGTAAGACGACATGCCACTTTGCGTCTGATACGTATTGGCCGCAGATGCAATCGTCAAATACGAGGACATGCCCAACTGCGTCTGGTATGTGAGTGATGCGTCTGAAATTCTCAGATAAGAATCGAGCACATAAGACTCGACATACGAATTAGGGTTTGATGCGTTGTAGGGCGTAAATCCAAGAGCTGCAGTGACTTGGGTAGATGTGATCGTGCCTGTGTAAGTAGGTAGATCAGCGGAACTCAGTGCAGCCCCAACCGTCACGCGACCTTTGGCGTCGACCGTCACTTTCGTGTAGGTACCCGCAATGACACCAGAGGCGGCAAGAGTCAGTGCACTGCTGACATCAGAAGTGCCATTGAATGAGACAGACCAGATTGCATCACC